GGGTCAAAGCTAGCCATTAGTTTGTGTGAATAATCATAACCGTAAACTATGCACGAACTATAGTCATCAAATAATATTTGAGGTGTGGGTATAACTTTACATTGATTTCCTGCTAACCCTGAACATAAAACCATTAATAAAACTGTTTTTATCATTGACAAATCCTTTGGAACATCCTATATAGTCATTATAATTAAATGAAAGGTAAGTCAAATGACTGATATAACTAAATATAGAAATGTATCCTTAACACATGATACATATAAGACATTGATAAGTTTGTCGAAGGTATTATTGCCCGATGCACAACTATCTATAAGTAAAACCATTGAATCAATTGCAAATGAGAAAGCGAAGAAACTAAATGGCAAAGTCAAAAAAGTATAATACACACGCAATGATATGTCCGGACTGTAGTGGTAACGGATATGTTAAACTTGTGTTAGAAGAAGGTAGAGAACACGTAGTTGCACAATGTGTGACGTGTGAATCGGAAGGGGAGATTTATGTGGATGAGTCCGAAGTTGTGGAGTCTTATATCGATGCTGATAATACTGCAGTTAATGCTCGTAAGTTGCACTAGAGATATGGATTTTAACCCATATACAACTGTGTTAAAACATATGATGAAAGGAACAAATGAGTAAAGAAAAATATAAAGGAGAATGGATAAATGAAGAAGTAAATCTTTGGTCAAATAAAAAGATGCAAAATTTTGATCAAAAGAAAAAAAGAAAATTGCTTACAGACAACATTATAAGAATGGAAGCTGTTAATAAATTTATTAAGGTTTCATTATTTCCTGTTATTGATAGAGCATATAAAAATGGGAGAAACAATTTTCTTACTCCAGCTGAAAAACTGGATTATTTACGACGTTTGTGTGAAGGAAGAAAATTACGAAATAATGATGTAATAAAAGCTACTAAAGAAGAATTAGTTAAAACACATGTCTCTGGAATTTTTTATGAATAATAATTATTACTTAGACATAGCTTATATTGCAGGTTTGTTTGATGGAGAGGGTTGTGTTACTTATAAAAAGTATAAAGAGAAAAAAAGAAATGGTACTTATAATTGTTGGCGTATTAACATGGAGATAGCTATGACGGATCAAAACGTCATAGAACTTGTGCATGAAACGCTAATGGTTGGTACAGTTAGACCTAAGAAAGTACCTAAAGGATATAAAAAACAATGGCGTTGGCGTTGTACATTTAGAGATTGTCTAGATGTTTGTAAAAAGTTATGGCCACACACAGTTGTAAAGTTACATGATATAGAAAAGGTTATAAATCACTATGAGCCAGACATCCAAGATTTAGGGGACAATTTAATTGATTTAGAATTAGAGAGAGGAAAAAGAAATGTTTGATAAAATAATATACCAAAGCCTTCATTTTATAATGAAACACGCAGGTACACTAAATGCATGGGCCTGGAGAAAACATGCTAAGATTTTAAGAGATAAACAAAAAATTGCCATGGATAAGTTAGATAGAGATCAAGAGAATAGTGCTTACTTAGAAGAGTTGAAGAAAAAATTATGAAGAAAAAATTTAAGTATGATGGTAAGTCGAGACCGACTAATGACACCTACACTAAAAGATGGTTCGAGATCTTTGGTAAAAAAGAAGAAGAAGATTTAAAAGAAAGTTACGAGCAGTCAAAACGTAATAGAGCGGAGCGTGACCATGATGAATGATAAGGAAGCTATGGAGTATCACAAGTTAATCGATAAACTTGAAAAAACTGCCAAGGTCAAAGGTCTAAAGAAAAGTAATAAATACAACTATATACGTGGTAAACAGCTCACGGACCCCGGATCAGGGACCAGGGTTTACGATATAGTTGGTACTAGACTTCCAAGCGTAACTACGATATTAGGCGCTACAAAAAATCAAGATTTTATAAAAAAGTGGAAGGCTAAAGTAGGTGAGCAAGAGGCAGAACGAATCAAAAACCATTCTAGTAATAGGGGGACATGTATGCACAAATTCCTGGAGCACTATGTCCTGGGGACTGGGTGCATTGATCTTACAAGGATTGGACAAGAGGCGCGTCCCATGGCCGACAAAATTATTGAGATTGGCCTTGCGCCAGTGGAAGAGTATTATGGCTCTGAAGTTATGTTACACTACCCAGGTCTATACGCGGGCTCAACAGATTTGGTTTGCCTGCATAATGGCAAAGAGACTATTGTTGACTTCAAACAAAGTAATCGTCCGAAGAGAGAAGAATGGATCGAAGACTATTACATGCAAATTGCAATGTACGCGATGGCCCACGATTACGTCTACGGCAGTAAGATCGAGCAGGGAGTTATCATGGTATGCACGCCTGACTTATATTACCAAGAATTCAAAACAGAAGGTGCAAGCCTTCGAGCCTGGAAACACAAGGCATTAAAACGAATCAACATGTATAATGAACTTATGCGTGATGAGAAAGAAAATATAATCAAACAAAGCGACCTACCTGGTTTGCTAAAAGAAATGACGGAAGGAAAAAAATGACATTAGAAGGATACTATTTTGACGGTAAAACGTCATGGAAATTATACAAAAAAAAAGATGGCAACATTGTGTGGAGAAAATGGAAATGAACGATAAACTATTTAGAACCATTCTAAAGAGATACGAAGCAGTTATTGAAGATGCTAACTACAAGATTGAAATAATTTGTGAACAGAACTTAGTTATACCTGAGCACATAGATATAACAGGTGAGATTGACAAACTGTTACAGATTATTGCAGAAGCTGAAGATAAGTTGTCCGTAATGAGGAAATATTATGGCGGAAACAAGGCAGATAAAGCTATATTGTGATAATAATGCCACAATGTGTTGCATAAATACCACACTATAATGACAGTGTATATGTATGGTAAAAAAAATAAAAATAAAAATAAAAACTACTATAGAAATAATGTCATTCTGTCACTTTGAGCTATTAGTGTTGGTATACAACAATAATGTGTGCCAAAATGTTGTTTTAAAAAGTGTCATGTGACAGATTATTTTGTCACCTATGGCTATATCTCAGATTGCCTATGCGCGCGCGATACAAATTACTGGTAAAACTGATTTTTTTCACATACATATACAAATATGAAATCCAAAAAGAAATCCAGAAGAATAAACAGCTACACTAAACCTAAGACTGTAAAAGAGTCTGTTGTGTTTCCATATAAGCGTGTACGTATAGATTGGATTGATATCATCACTGAAGGCGGCTGGGGCTCAGACAAAGAGTTTAAAGATATGAAACTTGCAACACCTGTAAGTGAGGGTTGGTTGTTTAGTAAAGATGATGAGACTGTAAGAATTTTTGCAGGTTATGATGTAGAATCAGATGGTTCTATTCACTTTTCAGAACGATCGGTTTTTCCAACTTCGTGTGTGAAGAAGATAACTCGGATTCATTAGGTGTCACATTTAGAAGAGGTGCGTAGTCGTCTAAGATTTGTTTCATTTTTGCTTCTAGTTCTTGTTCTGACATGTCTTCTAGTTTCCCAGTTTTTATTATTTTTCGGTCTATGTATAGCCCTGCTGCTTTACCCCTGCTCACTTCAGCATTTACAGCTGATGAGAAAGAACCTTTCTTTAAAGCTTTATCCTTAATTCTATCTAGTTCTGCTATATGCTTTGCATAAGTCACTTCATGTTTTTGTAATCGTTCGTCGTGCAGTTTACCGATGTATTGCACCACCAGTGGTGAGTGTCTTGGGTTTGTAAGTTCACTGCCTTCAACACGTGATCTTTTAGGTGAGTATCCTGCCAGCTCAGCAGCTTCTGACTTAGAAAGCGGTCCGTCAGGTCCACCAAATACTAATAGCTCAGCAAATCTTTTCTGCATCTCTGTTAATCTTTTTGGAAGTCCCATATTGACAATTTAAGGTAATCATCCTATAAAGTCAAGGTATGAAAGATAAGCGTACATATACTAATTTGAAAGAACATGGAGAAGATATGAGTCACGAAAATGAATCTAAGATTACTAATGAGGCTAGAGATCCATTAGCTGTTACATTGCTTACAGAGCAGTACAGAGCTGATTTAAAAAAATATCAAGACAGAGAAAGTTTGTACATCAATACTGAGAATCAATTGAAAGGTGCAAAACAAATTGCTGTTGACATGGCAGCTGCGGTAACAAAATTAGATAGAAGAAATCAGGAGTTAATGAAAGAAATTGATAGACTTACTGAAGAACTTCAGCTATTAGAATTGAAGATAAAAAAATAATGAGAGTTCAAGACTTACAGGAATTTTTATCTAAATTCACAGAAGCTAAAAGTGACGGCAGTAGACAAGGTAATGCTATTTCTAATGCAATCATAATGGTAGAGGTAAATGGTTATTTAGAAAAGATTACAAAGATGGAAGTACACGAAAACAACACACCGATCGTAGGCCAAACTGGACACAGTGCGCACCGTCTTGTATTGAAAACAACTAAAAAATCTAACTTTATTATACCACCTAAACTACAGTATTAAGTGAAGTGGTTACCTTAAAAAACATATGGGCCCAGAGGCTAAATTCTATCAACAAATTAAAAGAAATTTTAAGTCATTGTCGCTTATTCGAATTGAAAACAGTAGCCTACTTGGGACTCCTGATCTATTGGTCTATAATACTTCTGGGAACTTTTGTACTATAGAGCTTAAGGTAACGAAGAGTAAAAAACTTAGGTTTAGTCCACACCAAATTGCGTACCATGTACGTCATCCCAACAATACATTTATCTTAGCAAAGACCCTTGGTCCTTGCTCCTCTAATACTTCTCCAATATCCATGTTCCGTGGATCTAGGATCAGGGAGCTTGTTACTTCCGGCTTGGAGCTTGAAGCTTGCTGCCTGGGGCTTGACGCTTGTCGCTTGATGCTTGAACAGGTTGGTTCGAAAGCTTGACGCTTGCAGCTTGAAGCTTGTAGCTTGAGGCCCGGACCAGGTGCACGCGCCGGCCGCCGTACGCGCTTCCGGGTTGCTAATGACCTGATCCAGTATTCCACGCGGGAATTTTTTAGTGTTCACCGTAGCAAACATTTGAAACTGATTTGTCCCAGCAAGCTCGACAGTCCTTGCACTGATTGCCCTGAAGGGGCGCCGGGCAGGTGACATCGATCTTTTTAGTTGAGACAGTTGAGGTATGAGGCCAGCTGTCAATTGCTGCCTGGTCCACCATCGGAATGGAGAACCGGACAACAAGATTGTCAGGAGCTTCAACAATATAGTCCTTGGTCCATGCTTCACGGGTTGGCATCCAGTGTTTAACTGAAGGCGTCAACCTGCATACGGCATAGATCCGTCTTAGATGGTCAAGATTTTGGACATCGCCTGAGTCGTGCCATCTAAAGAATTTTACTTTCTTAGAATTAATTTGTGCAGCCATAGCCTCGACCCAGTCAGGGTGAGTTAATGATCTGAATCTTTTATATTGTGCATCAATAACATTTTGGAATCTATACCGGCCACGCTCGAAGGCGTAACACTTAGAACAGACACTATTAGGAACGGCCCTGAGCTTGGTCCCAGTCTTGCATTCGTGAGCTGGTGTACTGTAAGCGAATCCAGGCATTTTGCCAGGCTTCGATAGTGTGTGAGTTATAGCCTCCGCTTCTTTAATTTTCATTGTTTACTTTCTCCTGTATTTTATAGGATACAATAACATTATAGTTTAATCTTGTCAAGTCTAAAGCTTGGCGCTTGCAGCTTGAGGCTTGAAGCTTGTAGCTTGGGCCCTGGTCCACCAGCCAGCGCCAGTGGTTAACCAGGGCCCGAATACTTTCGGACCCTTGTCTTCTACTCACTACAGACGCCCCGCAAATGGGACGTCATCAGGAAGATCCGGCTTAGGTTCTTCCATATATTTTTTAGATCTCTCCTGGTCCTCTTTAACCATTCTCAGGATCTCTTCCAGCGCATCCGCTATTCTACGAAGCTGCGTAACTTCACCAGTTCTATAATTGTTTTCTTTTGTCATTTATTTCTCCTGTATTTGTTAATATAACCATCCTATACTATCCCTGAACCATTGTCAAGCGTTGCTTGCTGCTTGAAGCTTGGCGCTTGTAGCTTTCTTTTTCTTTTTTCAGGGAGCGAGCTGCCTGGACATGCCAGGTCTTCTTTTACAACGCCGGCCAGCGTCAACTCGTTGCCCCCACTTAATCATATAAACTCAGCGCACCCCCTGGCCTAGGGACCCGGCAACGCTGAGCAAAGGCTGCCCCACCCGAAGTCACTTAGCGCGAAGCATTTGGTGAGCGGAATGTGTGCCTTTTTCATTAGGAGGGCCATTGCTTAGCGCCATGTTACTTAAAGACTAGGCTCGACAATGGTCCACCAAATAATGATCAGTCTCTTCACACTAGTGGATCCATGGACCACAGCACTAATAGACTGATCCCAGGTCCAACGCTATCCAAACTGGTAGGGTTCAGGCCTTTCGGCGTGATCATTGGACCAGAGATCAGTAGCAAGTTGTCAGTGTATCCTTGCTACAAATCTTGTATCAAATATAATGCTTGACTATCCTATTGTCAAGTGTTAATTTAAAATTAATTTTAACCAATACAGGAGAAACAAATGCCAGAAAAAAGACTAACATTAAATAGTGAAAAAAGAAAAGCTATTGCTGATGTGTTCCAAACACACTTTGAACTTAACAGTCCAAAGAATGAACTGCACAAAAAAGCAATCGCTGACTATAATACTGCTAGAACTAAAATGAAAGTTTTAGTTGAAACAGTTGTAAGACACCACCAACCACAGGAAGATGTAGATACAATTAGAAGTATGATTGCTAAATACAATCGGAGTGGTGGAGAGTTGTATGATGATAATTGTTTTGTCTTTACTGCACCACCAAAAA